CTAGTGTGTCTGCAAAAAAGAGGGGGGGGGTCGCCTTTTTTAAACAAGACCATCTCTACTTGTGACGTGTTAATTTTCATTAAATCACCTCAAAATTAAACGTTATATGCACGGCCTACGGCTTCAAACGTTGATCCATCTGCTTTGTCATCTTTAATATCTGAAATCAGTTGATCTTCATATCTGAAACCATGTTCTAAATAGTAATATGTAACGACTGCAAGAGCTTCTTCATGAGAAATGTTTTCAAGGTATTCAGCAATAACTTTCAATCCGTCACCGTAAAATTCAGATTTACGGTTTTTGTCTAAAATACGATTTGCAAGTTCTTCTTCTGGATCAAATTCTTCTGGCGTGTAATTTAACATTTCAAGAAGGTTCTTGTAGTCTTCTTCTTGAAGAATTTCGTTAAACATTTCATCGAAGAACTCGCTCATTGTGTCGTTTTCTTCGGCTTCTTTGTATTGTTCGTTGTAGTTTTGCTCAAGATACATATCTTCATAGTATGAAACATCTGTTGAGCCTTCTTCTATTAGTTGGTTAGTAACTGTTGCGTAAACACTTTTGTATGTATCTGTTATTTTGTAGTATTTATTTTCAACTTGAACATTAGCAAGTTTTTCTTCTGCTACTTCGATATAAAATTTTTTCATTTTTGTTTACCTCGCCGATTTTATCGGCCTTTCTTTTATCTTGATTATAGTATAGCATATCCGTTGACGTATGTCAACGATTTTATTTAAATTTTTTTATTTATTTATATCAATCATTAACAAGATAATGATTAATGCGATAACAAATGCGATTACGCCTAAAATAAATTTAATTACTAATCCTGCTGAGTAAAACAGCAGGATTAGTAAAAACAATGGTATGATGAGTATTGTCCACATGTTAATTACCATTCGATGGCAGACTTGAGGTCTGCGATATCCTTCGTGAGATTTTCGTCCATTTTATCTGTTTGATCGTATAATTGATTGATCTGATCTTGTAGCTTGCGATTTTGATTTTCCAGCGCATTGATTTTGGATGCGACTGTTGCGATTGCTACGACTGCGACGATTGTGATGATTACTTTCTTCATCATGATACCTCTTTTCTTTTTTTGAGAATCAGAGGATTTATGTTATAATTAAATAGCATTGATCTCTGATTGATGCGATACGACTAAGATAGATTTCTTGTTTGACGACCAGAATCTATCTTTTTTGTAGAAAAGCTGTTCTATCAACCTTTCTGACTATATTATATCACTAGTGTTGACGTATGTCAACACTTTTTTGTTATTTTTTTAAAAAAATTTTAAATCAGGGAAATTCGATTAACAAATTTTGATATACATATAATATGAGAGAGATTGATACATCATCTAAACAATCTATATATGATACGTTTTATAATACACGAGCGTGGCAGAGACTACGCAGACAAGCGATTAATAGAGATAATAATGAATGTGTATTCTGCAAGCAAGCGGGCAGGCTCACGACTAAGAGGCTTGAAGTAGACCACATCAAGCAGGTCAAGGACTATCCTAATCTAGCGTGGGATCTCGACAACCTGCGCACTCTCTGTCATGACTGTCATGACAAGAGGCATGATCGATATCAATCAACGATTAAATTTGATGATGAGATGTTTGATTGGTAGGTTTACACGATTTCTAAAATCCGTACGATATACCCCCCCGCTCGTATAATGTACGTTTTTTTGAAAAATCTGTAAACCGTCGGATGCTTAACTAACCAAAAACATGCGCTATTTTAGATATTTGGGGGTCTAAAAATTAAAAAACACGAACAATAGCTGTAAACCTAGGAGGATTCATACGGAATGGCGAAGACAAAAAAACAACAAAAAATGAAGGAATTAGAAGCAGAATTAAGGTCTCTAATTGATGAAAATAATGCTATCGAAGTTGAGAAAGTCGATAGATACTTAAACTTGGTAGGTATTTTTTATGAACTAGATAAATCCATCAAGAAAGAAGGCGTCATGGTGTTGACCAAGAACGCAAGTCAGACATTCTTAAAAGAAAATCCAGCAGTCACCAGCAAAACCAAAGTGAACGCTTCTCTAATCAAGCTGGATTCTTTCTTTGATAAAAAACGTGAAGAGCTTGTAGCTAAACAAGCAAAAAGTAATGACATTGACGAGGATGACTTCGTTTGATACAAAAATACGTAGATGCTTACGTAGATGATTTTAAGTCTGGTAGAATTGATGTAAATGAGGAGCGTAAAGAATTATTTGAATATCTTAACCGTGAGATAGAGCCGAGGATAAAAAGCGGTGAGATTTACTTTGACGAGAAGAAGATAGAAGATTGCATTGGTTATATCGAGAAGTGGTTCTTCAAGTTAGAGCCTTTCCAGAAATTCCTAATACCATTTATCTTTTTGTTCTTCAAAGAAAATGGTTTGATAGTCTTTCGTAAGTTCTTATACATGATGGCTCGTGGTGGAGGGAAGAATGGTCTTATTTCTGGTATCTGTAGCTTCTTATTAACGCCTATGCATGGGATAAAGAATTATAATATCTCTATCGTAGCTAACAGTGAAGACCAAGCTAAGACGAGTTTCCATGAAATCTATTCGATCATTGAAGAACATGAGAAGCTGAAGAAGTTGTTTTATCCTACAAAGTCTGAGATATTAAACAAGCAGACAAAGAGTGTTATTAAATATCGAACATCAAACGGGAACACCAAAGATGGTCTGCGTGATGGTGCGGTTATATTTGATGAGATCCACCAGTATGAAAGTAATAAAGACGTTCGGGTTCACTTATCTGGTTTAGGTAAGGTTGCGAACCCTAGAGAGTTCTATATCGGAACAGATGGTTACGTCCGAGAAGGATTTATCGATAAGATGAAGGAGAAGGCTAAGAATGTTTTATCTGGTAAGGTTAGATGGAATTCATTGTTCCCTTTTATCTGCAAAATAGATACTATCGAGCAAGTGGACGACAAGACAAAGTGGCAACTTGCACAGCCAATGTTTCATGAGCCGATGAGTGCTTATGCTGCTAACTTGTTTGAAACGGTTCTGGAGCAGTACGAGGACTTACAAGACGACCCTTCAAACCGTGAAGAGTTCCTTACAAAGCGTATGGACTTTCCTATTGTGGATACAGAAAGAAGTGTAGCTACGTATGAAGAGTTAGTAGCAACTAAACGATGGTCTGAACCGTATGAAGGGCAGAAATGTATAGGCGGTTTTGACTATGCGTCTACCCGTGACTTTGCAGCAGTCGGTCTGTTGTTTAAGAGTGGTGATGATTACGTGTGGAAAACTCACTCATTCGCTCGTAAAGAGTTTGTAGATGCAACTTACGGATATAGTAGACCTAAAGATACCATTAACGGAAAACGTCAATTCGCCCCTATCAGATTGTGGGAAGAAAAAGGTTGGCTAACTGTGGTCGATACGCCTACTATAGACCCCCGATTAATTGTTAACTGGTTTGTGGAGCAGAGAGATCTATACGCATTTGATATAGATACCATCTTAGGAGACTACTTCCGCATGGACTTACTACGCCCTCTGTTCATTGAAGCAGGATTTGAGCAAGTGATCCGAGAGGCTGATAGGGAAAGGATACCGTCAGGTTATCGATTAGAGGTTATCCGCAACCCTAGAGCGGTAGATAGCTTGCTTGCTCCTAGAGTGGAGAATGGTTTTGCTAGTCATAAGATATTGTTTGGCGAAAACGATATGATGCGCTGGTATACTAATAACGTCCTACGGCATTTGAAATCAGATGGTAACGTTGAATATATCAAGAAAGAAGATGTCAGACGGAAGACAGACGGCTTTAAAGCCTTCCTGTGTGCAATGTATCGTGTTGATGAATTAAATGAACCTAGCTATGCATTTGATGAATTCTACGACGATATCATGGAATGGTACGGTTAGAGGAAATTTTTAAATTTTATTTTAATATAATAGACTTAAAGTAGGAGTAAGGAAGGCTAGACAGCACTACCTGCTAAAACGGTTTACCTCATTTCAATTTCAGGTCTAGGCCCTGCAGTTCAATTCTGCTGACTCCTATTGATAGTCCTTAGCTACCATCGGGGCTATCAGGTTTCGATTCGTAAGAATCTCCTTTATTTTTGGGACGCTTTCGGGCGTCTTTTTTAATGTAATAGAAAGTGTTGCAACAACGGAAATTACAATGTTTTATTGAGATAAAATAGTATTGTGGACATGGAAGGGCAAAGAGCGCCTTCCTTTTTTATTACCACTAGGAAGGAGGAAACTATGGGGATAATCAATTATATTTTTCAACGTGGCAAGCAGAGAGTTTCTTATGACTTTGACGGGTTGTTTGAGAATATCCAACAAAACGCCATGAAGTCTATCGCATTAGAAACTTGTGCAAACTATATCGCACGCACTTTTTCTAAATCATCCTTCCTATTCGATGGTGATGCCAAGAGCAAAGCGGAACATTGGGGGTATCGTTTCAATAACCTTGCCAATCCAAACCAGACTGCTACTGAGTTTTGGTCTAGCTTTGTTAAGACACTTATTCAAAACGGTGAAGCTCTAGCCTATGTCAATAGTAACCATGAAATGTTCGTTGCTGATAGTTACGTGCGCAACCATCAGATGACTGGTGATACGTTCAAAATTACGGTAATCCAAAACATCCCAGTCAATATCGATGCTACCAGAGAAGAAGTGCTCTTCGTAGAGGTCGAGAATGACGATTTAAGGGCGTTTGTCAACGACCTGTGGGAAGATTACGGAACTGTTCTTGGAAAGCTACTACAGAGCCAAAAAACGGCAAATCAGCTACGTTTCCACATGGAGATACCAAGAGATAGCGTAAGAGAACGTGCTAGAGAGTTGGCAAACCGATCAGAAGCAACTGGTGACGATAAGACCAACAAGAAAGATAACTTCGTGACAGCGGTTAAGAAGAAGTTAGAAAACGATTCTGTTGTTCCTATCATCTTACCGAACGGTGCGAAGTATGAAGAGTATCGCTCACAAACAAGTTCTAAGGTTTCATATATTGAAGATATTGCAAAAATGAAAATGCAATACATCAACGATGTGGCTGATATCCTTGGTATTCCTAACGGACTAATTCATGGAGACTTAGCCGACAACCAAAAGAACTACGACACGTACATCACTACCGTTATTGAACCTCTAGCCAAGAAGATTGCTTCAGCTATGACGCATATCGTCTTCACTAAAGCAGAGGTAACAAAAGGCAACAACATCCGTTTGGTCGGTTTTAAAAACTACGACCTTTTTTCTTTGTCTTCTAGTATCGATAAATTGCTTAGTTCTGGTTCATTTACAAGAAATGAAATCAGACAGGAGCTTGGATATAAACCAGTTGAAGGCGGTGATAAATTCTTGCTTACGAAAAATTATATGGAGTTAGACTCCATAGGAAAGGATAACCATGAAAAGAATGGAAATTAACGGTGTCATTGTAAACGACAACGATAAATCAGTTTATGAATGGTTTGAGCAGAGCGCTACATGTCCGAAAGATGTCAAGGAGTTCTTGGCAACATTAGACGGTTATGAACCTATTCAAGTTGCTATTAATTCTCAAGGTGGTTCTGTTTTTGCAGGTAGTGAAATCTACACGCTCCTTAAATCTTACCAAGGAGAAGTAGAAGTTGTGGTAACAGGTCTTGCTGCAAGCATCGCAAGTGTCATCATGATGGCTGGAGATAAAATCAAAATGTCACCTACAGCACAAGTCATGATCCACAATGCAAGCATGGTCGCACAAGGAGACTACCGAGACTTATCTCATGCAAGTGAAGTGATTGAAAATACTTCAGTATCTCTTGCTGACCTTTATCAGCGCAAAACTGGAAAACCTATTGAAGAAGTACGGGAGCTAATGGATAAAGAAACATTCTTTACCGCTGAACGTGCTTTGGCAATCGGCCTAGTGGATGAAATCCTATTCATGGAATCAGCACCAGCCGTTGTCGCTTCCTTCGGTGCTATTTTCCCGCAGGATAAAATCATGGAACTAAAAGCAAGTATGGAGCAAAGAGAACAACTCAATATCCTACTTGTCCGCATTGAGGCTTTAGAGTCTAAACTAGAGCAATTTAAAAAGCCTTCAACTCCGAAGGCAGAAGAGGAAGCTGTACAACATGATGTACTAGCTGACTATTTATTTTATTAAAGAAAGGACTATCCAATAAATGACAATTAATCTTACTAAACTACCACGCTATCAAGAAGCAGTGGCAAAATTCACAGAAGCTGTTGGAAACAATGTTGATTCTGAACAGCGCAACGAACTATATGCAGCAGCTATGTCAACAATGGGAGAAGAACTCCTTGAAGTTGTGTCAGAAGCAAGCAAAAAAGAAGCAGAAGAACTCTTTAACACATTCCAAAAGAATCCTAAGATGTCTGCTAATGAAATCAAATTCTTCAACGAGATCAACAAGAATGTTGGTACTAAGAATGGAGCGCTTCTTCCAGAAGAAACAGTAAATCAAGTATTTGATGAATTGGTTCAAGAACATCCATTGCTTTCTATCATCAACTTCAAAAACGCTGGAGCACGTTTGAAAGCTCTTACTGTTAAAACAGAAACTGGTACTGCTCAATGGGGTAAAATCAGTGATGAAATCAAAGGTCAGCTTGACGCTACTTTTGAAGAAAAAGGTTTTGAACAAAACAAACTGACTGCATTTGTAGTAATCCCTAAAGATGCATTGAAGTTTGGCGCTACTTGGTTGAAACAATTCGTTATGGAGCAAATCAAAGAAGCTATGTCAGTAGCTCTTGAAGACGCTATCGTAAACGGAACTGGTGAATCTAAACCAGTCGGTCTTATCAAAGACCTTTCTAAAGGTACTGTACAAAGCGATAAAGTTGTTTACAGCACAGATAAAGAATCACTCGCTAGTCTTGCAACGTTGACTCCTGAAACTGCTGCTAAACTTCTTGCGCCAGTTATGAAACACCTTTCTGTATCAGACAAAGGGAACTACTTGAACATCGCAGGTCAAACTTACTTGCTTGTGAACCCTGCTGATTACTATGGATTGGTTGCACAATTCACTTACTTGAACGCTCAAGGTGTTTACACAGCAGTTCTCCCATTCGGTATCCAATTGGTTGAATCTAAAGCTATTGCTTCTGGTAAAGCCATTGCCTTTGTAGCAAACCGCTATGATGCATATATCGGAGGCGGTGTAGCGTTGGAAGAGTTTGATCAAACATTGGCTATTGACGACTTGCAATTGGTTACTGCTAAGTCTTACTGGTACGGTAAAGCGAAAGACAACCACGTTTCAGCACTCCTTACACTTGCGGGTGGATAAGAAAGGAGTAGCCTATGAAGGTTAGAGTATTAAAAGGTTTTGAAGACTTCGATACAGGCGTTATCCGTCAAGCAGGGGAAGTCTTTGAAGCCACTAAGGTTCGCTTTAAAGCGCTACAAAGCGCCCTACCAATGGACTTTGTAGAAGAAGCGGAAGAAGAAGTAGAGGAGTAAAGAAGCATGGCTATTGATACAGTTAAGTTTGTAGAAGATAATCTACCAGCATTCAAAGAACGTATGCGCATTACAAGCGGAGACGAAGATGAACGCTTAAAAAGAATGTTAACCTCTAGTATCGTAGCCACTACTTCACTTGTCGGAGCGACAGAACTTGATGAAATGCTGACAGAATTGACCTTTGAGCGTGCTAGATATGTTTACCATGATGCATTAGATGAATTTCAAAAGAATTATGCAGATGAAATTGAACTACAGACCTTCCTCAATTCATTGAAGGAGGGATGATATGCTAAGAAAAAAATCTATTAAAGATGAAAAAGTAGATAATGGCAAGCTAAATACAATGGTTATCTTCTCATCAGCAAAACCAAAAGAAAGATTGCCTAGCCAAGCGCAAGAACAAAAAGAATTGTTCAAAGCTTGGGCAGAAGTCTATAACCCATCACTAAAAGATATCGAGATTATGAGAGGTAAAGGGATTCAACGTGCGGTAACAATCGTCATAAGGAATCCTTTAGGCTCTTATTTACCAAAGAACAGTCACTTTGTAACCATCAAAAACAAGGCTTATGAAGGTCTTTGGGGAATTGAAGATATCCGCCCTAGTGATCGATACATCACATTGCTGTTGAAAGGAGATTTCAATGGAACGGTGGGGAATTAGTGTTGAGGGAGTAGATGAAGTCCTTAGAAACCTAAACAACAAACTTGGTTCTGGAAGAAGAAACCGCATTAGCCGTGAAGCGATTAATTACGCTGCAGAATTCGCAGAGAATGACCTAAAAGAAGTAACGGGTACATTCCAACGGACAGGCAGAACAACGCAAGAGACGACTCACTCAGAGGTTAGAAAGATAGGCGGTGAAATATTCCAAGCGAAAGTAGGTTGGGGAGCTGGTTCACGTTGGCGACTAGAACACTTGAACGAGTTCGGATTTACTAAGTATGGTAAAACCTACCCTCCTAACGGAAGTATCCGAGGATTTGGGAAACTAAGGCAGTATGCAGAAGCACAGCAAGCTCCTTTTGCTGAACGCATGCGTGAGAAATTGGAGGAATTAGCTAGATGAAGAACATGGGAGACGTTATCTGCGACGCATTGGAAAAGCTAAACTTAGAAGATGTGTATATCGGTATGTTTCAGCGCCCAGAAAGTCTAGCAGGAAACACAAGTAGTATTGTTTTGATTCCATTGAATCCTCCTAGTCAGAGCGCATTTGCAAGTGACAAGTTCTTGCAAAGACATTTTACTTATCAGATTAACGTAGAAAGTAGTGACTACTACGAGACAAAAAGGCTAGCTAGAGAAGTTGAGAAAGTTTTGTTAGATTTAAACTTCTTTCAACAATCTGGCAGCTTAGATGAATACTTTGAGGGAACGAAGCGGTATGTTGATGCAAGAACATACCGTGGTTCAGCTCAACTCTATGATATTGAATATTGAAAGGAATTAATTAAATGACATTAGTTGGTTTTAAACGTGCAACTATCCGTGTGTTTGGTGGTACTCCAGATACTCCTACACTTGGAACAAACGTATTTAAAGTTGAAGGTAAGCAAGGAGAAGGTGCTACACAAACAGCAAACATCACTGGTTTATCTTCCGATCCAGTAAAAGCCTTTGGTTCAGACTTGGCTTACTACGTAGCAAACAAAGGTGTAGGTGATGTGAAAGTTGATATTACATTACTTGACCTTTTGGAAAAAGCAGTTAACAAAATCCTAGGATACAAAGAAAAGAATGGTTTGGTATACATCGGTGATGACACAGAGCCTCCATACTGCTCGTTGCTTTTGGAATCTGAAACTCTTGCTGGTGAAAAAGCCTACATTGGTTTCTTCAAAGGTCAATTCTCTGCTGCAGACATTGACATGAAGACTAAGAAAGGTTCACAAGAAGAACCAGATGGAGATAAGTTTAAGTTCTCTTCTATCGCTTCTGACGCTGATGAAACTAAAGGTTCTTACGTTGTGAAGTACATCGGTAAAGAAGAAGAGAAAATCAAAGAGTTGAAGAAACAACTTGGTATTGAAGCTGCTTAATAGCACAAGATGGGGCAACCCATCTTTTTTTCTTTTTAGAAAGGAATCACAATGACAAAATTAAAGTTGACCTTACGAGACAAAAACGATGATAAGGTAACGTATGAACAAGACAAAGTACCTGCACGTAAGGTATTGGAATTTTGGGATTTACAAGCAAAGCTAGAAAGTGGTGAAGCTTATTCTCCTAAAGATTATCTGATGGACAGAATAGAGTTTTGCGCTTCTTTATTCTCAGCTAAGAAAGTTACAGCAAAAGCTATCCTTGATGGATTGAATGCATGGGAACTTGAAGAAACTGTAGACGATATCATCTTAACAGCTATCGGAGTGAGAAAAGAAGAAGACCCAAAGCTACAGGAGTTAGCCCGTCAGATGGTAGAGAAAGATTCCTCAAACTAGTTAAAAGCCTTGTCGCAAACGGTAGCGGATTTACAATCAATGACATTATGGAAACAGACTTTGAAACCCTCATAGCTGTATTGAATACAGATGTTGAGGAAGAAGAGAAAGAAGAAGTCATGTCATTGGAAGACTTTATAAAGAGCACAGGAGGTGGTTAAGATAGCAACACCATTAGGAAATATGGTTGTCCACCTTGGCTTGGACAATTCTGGTTTTGCTCAAAAGCTAACAGAATCAAGTAACAGTCTAAAGTCCTTTCAACGTAGTATCGCAACGTATGACAGGCAACTCCGAACCAGTGATGCACATATCAAGTATGCCAAGAATGGGGCAGAAGCTTTCAGGGCATACGGTGATAAGATAAACACTCTAAAAGGTGCTATCCAACAACAATCGCTTTATCAAAACAAACTAGCTCAAGACTTTGAAAGAAGTAAAACCGCAACGGGAGAACTAACAGACCAGTCCTACAGATTGGCTAAAAGCTACCAAGAAGGTCAAGCGAAGTTAGTCGCTTACCGTGGAGAGCTTGCTAACGCTATTAAGGAGCAGTATTCACAGCATAGTGTTATTGCACGAGCAGGGCAAGGGTTAACTAATATTAGCCAAGGCCTGGGAAGAATTAGTTCGGCTACAAGAGGTATGTCTGCTGCTTTAACAATTGGCTTTGGTGCAGCAGTCAAGAGTGCAGCAGAGTTTGAAAACGGCATGATGACTATTCAAGCCTTGATTGCAGACGATGTTCCAGCCACTAAGTTAACTGGCGTCATGACGCAGTTAAGTGATTCTGTTAAGAAGTACGCAACTGATTACGGTTTGTCTACCGACGTAGTTATCGAAGGTATGACTGAAATGATCCGTAGGGGTTACGATGCCAATCAAACGATGGCGGCAATGCCTCATGTATTGGAAGCGAGTAAAGCTTCTGGTGAGCACTTCGGGACAGTCATGCATGCAACTACTGCAATTCTTGAACAGTTCAACTTGAAAGCAGAAGACACTCAACGAGTGACAGACAGTTTGACGTTTGTAGCCAACAAGACCGCAGCGGATTTCTCTAGCATAGGTGTGGCAATGGAATATGTCGGCCCAATGGCGGCAACCGCAGGTATTTCTTTAGAAGAAACTGCAGCGGCAGTCGGTTTGCTTTCTCAACGTGGTATCGAAGGTGAAAAAGCAGGTACGAACTTACGTAACGTACTGACAGCTTTAGTTAAGCCTACCAAATCACAGAAAGCCGCATTTGATGAACTAGGGATCTCTGTTGAAGAATTTAGGGCAGGAAACCTCACTCTTGCAGATGTCTTAGACTTAGCACGCAAGAACACTGAAGGTCTAACTGGTGCGCAAAAAGCAGCGCTTTTTTCTCAAGCAGTAGGTAAAACAGGGCAAGCAGGTTTCAACGCTTTGATCGCACAAGGTGGAGATGCCTTGCGTAATCTGACTAAAGAAACTGAAAATGCTCACGGTGCAACCAAGCGTATGGCCGAGACGATGATGCAATCATCACAAAACCAATTAGCAAAAGCTAAAGCAGAGTTTGAAGTGCTAGGTATTGAAATCGGTTCTAAGTTATTGCCAATCATCAATGACTTCTTAAAAGAAGGAATCAAGGTAATCGATTGGTTTAAAGAATTATCACCAGAAACTCAAACAATGATTGTTAAGTTTGGTCTTGCAGCAGCAGCAGTCAGTCCTTTTACAGGCGCTCTCAGTTTGCTAACTGGTGCACTTGGAAAAACACTAAGCGGAGTAGCAAAGTTTGTAGGCAGTATTAAATCTGCTATAGGAGTTTTCAAATCTACAGAAGGTATAGCTTCAATCGCTTCTTCCTTCACAGGGATTGGAAGTTCTGCTTCAACTGCTGCGGAAAGTGTAGGTGGTCTAGCAAGCAAAGGATCATTACTTACAGCTCTGTTCAATCCAACAAGTGCTGTTATAGCTGGTGTGGCTCTCTTAGCTGGTGGATTGGCTTATTTAAGTTATCAACAGGATAAAGCTAGAGAAGCTACAGAAGAGTTTGGTGTTGCGGTTAGTGATACTGAGCGGAGAGAACTTAGACAATTCAAGAATACGGTTGATGAATCCAAGAACGCCATTAACGACTTTGTGAATCAAGCTGATGGTGTTGAGAAGGCAAGTAAAGCCTTTAAGGATATGCACGACAGTATTGTTAAGTCTGCAGCAGAAGCTGACGCCAAGGTTTCAAAACTAGCCAAGAAATGGGGACTAAGTGAAGAGCAAATAGAGAATGCTAGAAAACACAACCAAGCTGTTGTGGATAACACATCGGCCATGATGAATCAGGTAAATGAGATTTACCAGCGCCACAACGGTGATGTTAGCAAGTTCTCAGCAGAAGAAAAAGAAATCGTCTTAAATGCTCAGAACGAAATGATCAAAGCCAAGTTAGATGTTATGCACCTTTCCAAGAAGAAGCAAGCAGCAATCCTGACAGCTTTGAATGGAGAAATATACCAACTTAACGAGACACAACTTAAACAGAGCAAGGCTTCACTTGAAGAAGCTATGAAAGCCGAGAATAAGTATTATCAGAAATCTAAGGAAGAACTTAAATTCCTATTGGAAGAAAAGGCTCTGACTCAGAAAGAATATAATACCAAACTCGCTACTTTGGAAAGCGAACACTCCTCTACTATGGAGCGTATCGGTAAGAAGTATTACGAAGTCATGCAGGCTTTAGATGGGAAGCTAAAAGCTAGAACAGGCCAAAGCTGGAACTATTGGGAAGAAGCCAAGAAGACGTTAGAAGAGTATGGACTTTCTTACGAAGAGATTGGCAAGAAGGCATCAGAGGCATCTTCTAAAGTTGGTAATTCTCACAGTATGTTGGCTAAGTATACGAAAGATATGTCTCAAAGCACAAGAGAAGCAAACGACGCTTGGTCTCTCTTAGTTGGGAACATTGATAAAAACGGTACATTTACTGTTAAATCAAATGTAAAAGAAGTGATTGGAGAAGCTACTAAATCTGCTGAGGGTTGGGAGAAATTCAAATTTATTGCAAAAAACGCAAACATCACCACCAACGCTAGAGCAACAATAGCGGAAGCGTTAGTTGAATCTGGCAAGTGGAATGAAATGACTCCCGAAGAAAAGAAGTTGATAGTAGATGGTAAGTCTGGACTACAGGCTATCTTCAATAGCGAAAGTCATTTGAAGACTTGGAACAGTATGCCTGCTGAAGTTAAACAATTATTGATGGATAACAAGGAAGTTATGAGCAAAGCTTCTCTTGCCAAGGCCGCATTGGATAATTGGAATTTATTAACTCCACAACAAAAAGAACTTGTTGCAAAAGATACTGAAGTTCGCAATGCTGTTAATCGATCTACACAAACACTTACTGAATGGGATGCAACAAATCCGTTCCCTAAAGATTTAAAGGTGAATCCAGAGAATGGGATATTAAATACACAACTAACTATTGACAAACTCGCACAGTGGAATGGAACGCCAGCGGATGTAAAACAAATTAAAGTTGATCCAAGCTCCGCTGTTGAAGGTTCTGCAATAGGTGTAGGCGCTCTTGGCGCATACAATTCCTTCGGCGTACCTACTAAGCCAATTACAGCAGACGCTTCAAATGCAACTTCTCAAGGCCAATTAGCCATCAACAAACAGAGTGAGTGGAACGCTCTAGGCAGTCCGACCAAGCCTATTACTGCTGATTCATCTAATGCACTTAACGCTGGTCAGTCAGCTATTAATAAGCAAAGTGAATGGAATGCATTGGGCAGTCCAACCAAACCAATCACAGCGGACGCTTCAAGTGCTGTTGGTGCAGCACTATCCGCAGGTAATAGTATCCGTTCTATCCCAACCTTCTGGCATACAACCATCACAGCTACAGAAGTAGTGAATAGAGTTGTAAACAGTGTCGGTCGCCTGTTTGGTTATGAACGAGGTACAAACTACCACAAGGGCGGTATGGCTGTAGTCAATGACGAAAGCGGGCCTTTGTATCGTGAGTTGGTAACACTACCAAGTGGTGAAGCGTTTATCCCTGAAGGGCGTAACGTTATGTTGTCACTACCACGAGGTTCTAAAGTCTTACGGGCTAGTATGACTAAGAAGTTATTCCCTCACTACAAGGACGGTATTGGTTACGAGAAATTCTCTGAGAACTCTCCGTTCTTCCAAAAGATAAACTCTGTTAGAACTACGACTGTTACAACAAACAACAATCAGTCTTCTGACTCCGAAAGCTTTGAAAAAATCATGGCTAAGTTCTCTGATATGCAAGCTCAGATGTTGGGCAAGGTAATTGAATCACTTGAGCGTAAAGGAAATCAGAAAGTCATTATCAATCAAAGAGAGTTCGGTCAGTTAGTAGAAGACATCACGCACACACAGAAAAGCCAAGCACGGCTTAACTACTATTATTGATAGGAGGTTTTAATGGTAGCAGTATACAGTAGTAAGGCTAAAATTAAGCCTTCTGACAATATCACACTAAATGGCGTTGACCTGATGGATGCAATTCCTCAGTATCGCCAAGTCAAAGTATCAGGCAGAGGATTGGTTGGCCGTGAAGTTAGCACAACAACCAATCCTGCACGGTCTGGTGTTAGGGTTAATTCCTTACAAGAAAAATCAATTGAGCTTGAAGTGGAATACATCCTAGATTGCAATAGTAATGAAGAACTCAGAGGAGCATTTGAGAAGCTGAACAAGATTCTTAAAAAAGATGATGTTCTCACCATTCGTTTTGCGGATACTCAAGGCTATAGCTACCAAGGGCATTTCACAAATGTGGGTAGTATCTCTCAAACAAATTACTTAGCACAAGGTAGTTTCACTCTATTTGTTCCATACCCATACATGCAGTCAGACAAACAATCTTCAACTACAGGTCTTGTCCAACTGACAAACGCTTCAATGGTTCTACCTACCAAGATAGAAGCAACGGTATCTGCTAATGCAAATGAAATCACAATTCAAACTGGATACAATACCATCAGGTTTAAAGGGAATTACTTAGCAGGTAACAGGCTAAAAATAGAGTGGTTAGAAAATGAAATCTCTATCATGTATGATGGTAGGTCAATCTTAACTGAACTGGTTAGATTGTCTGATCCTGAGAGTTTTTTCTTACGAGACGGAACGAGGGTGACTGGTAAAAACATGGTAATTACATTGGTTGAATGGAGGGATGAGAAACAGTGATTTATTTATTTAATCATAAAGAAGAACTGATACGTATCGTCCCAAAGTCAGCTCTTATCTCTGTTAAACATTCTGAGACTTTAACTGATACGCATTATGTTTCTGACCGTCTTGAAGTTGAAATGGAAGATATTCCAGATGATGTCCTTTCCGAATCTGCATATGTAGCTATTCAAAAAGAAGATGCATATTACAAGTATCATCTATTCTTTATCGCTAATGTCCAAATATACGACCACATCATCCATTTAGAATGTGTCCAATCTGGTATAGAAGAACTCCGAAAGAGCTATGTAGAAGATAGCAGAATCACTCAAGTTACGGCTGTACAGGCTACTGAGTATTTACTACAAAACACCAACTGGCAGTTACGCTACAAGCCCGATACAGAGCAGAAGAACTTGACCTTTTATTTCCTATCTGTTTTTGATGGTCTGCTCCGTGTGTGTGACAAGTTTAATCTTGAAATGCAATTCTTCGTTGAAATCAGTTTGAACAGAATTGGTGCACGGTACATTGATTTAAAGAAACGCATAGGAGACAGAACAGGTCAACGTGTAACCTATGGACATAATGCCTTAAAGATTATTAAGGAAGAAGAACGAGCAGAGTTTTACACTGCCGTTATCGGTCTTGGTAACTCTGAGATTGTTTCTGTTCCAGAAGCGAATGACGACAGACGGAACGGTTACAGCCGTAAGAAGAACTTCAAGGATTTAGTGTGGACAAAACCACAGAACCCTTTGAATAAGCCTAAAGGTATCCCTTACTTAGAGCTTGCAGAACTTACTGAGAAGTACGGTATTAAATCCGATACAGGTATGAGGCCAAGAATTGGTAAGGTTGATTTTGATACAGACGACCCTAACGAACTAATTCAAATGACCTACGATTACCTTATAGCGAACGCTCACCCTAAAGTGACTTTCTCTACAACCACAGCATACTTGAAAGGTGAAATCGGTGATACTGTCCGTGTTGTTCGTCCAGATATGAACATTGACTATGAGACACGTATCTTTGAAATCAAACGAGAAAAGCTTTCAAATGAAGTTATTGAGATTAAGCTAGGTGATCAGATAAGCCAATCGGACGGTCTGAAAGAATTGCAACAGAGTCAATCAGAGTCCGACTTACAAAACTCCACAGTAGAGCTTTCTAAGAAAAGAGCGCTAGACTTCCTAGATGGTGCAGGAGGGTTTAACCGCAACTGGTACAGGAGCGAAGACCCCCCTACTGATAAAGTGAAAGTCGGTGATTTGTGGTATAAACCAGATCATGACCATGAAGGCTACCATATCATGTATACATGGGATGGCGAGCATTGGATTGAATTGGTACGAACATTTGGCAACAAATGGGCTGACCAGATTAAAGACGACTTTAAAAAAGAAGTTGATAAAATCAACCAAGCAATAGCCACGCAAGAACAAAAAGCACAAGAGGCTTTGACTTCTTCTGGTGCTAGTGCATCAGCCGTAGAGGCCATGCAGAAGTCGCTAGAGTCTTTAAAGGCTTTACCTGATACTTTAGAGAAGAAGATTGCAGATTACAAGCAATCCACAGATGGACGCTTTGCTGATCTTGCTCAACAGTTTGCTGGTAAGGTTGAGTTTCAACGGGTACAAGAAACATCTAAACTCTATGAGCGTGTTTTAGGTTCTAGCGAAAACTCTGTAAGCGATAAAATAGCTAGGCTTGTAATGAGCAACGAGATATTCCAAACCGAGGTGAGGTCTATCAGTAGTTCAGGCGGGCCTAATATGATCCGTAATTCAAGGATGGACGATGGCTTGAATTATTGGGAAGGCGAGAATCTGAAACGGTGGAGTCATTCGTTTTATTTTAACGAACAGAAGTATATGTTTATGCTTTTGCAAAAGTCTTGGCTTAAATCACCACGCTTTTTGCTTAAGAGAAACACGAGCTACAAATTAAACTTTTTCGGCTTTAATTCTGGTAACACAAAGTATTTAAAAATAGTTTTACGAAAACGCAAAAAAGGCGATACACAAGATTACACAGCTGAGGAAATTTTATTTAATGAAAGTGCGTGGCCAATCCTTAATACCTCGCAAGCCGTACACAAATCTTTAGGTTTTGATACCAAGGATTTTGACGAAGGTTATCTCTACATTGAAAACGGTGGGCCTAATAACGGAGCAGATAAATGGTCTGGTGTATTTCTAACTGAGTTCGACCTATACGAAGGAACGGCTGACCGTAAATGGCAACCAGCTCCAGAAGATTCTGAAACAAAGATCGATGCTGTCAGCACCAAGGTTACTCAGTTAGCTGGTTCATGGGCTGTTCAAAACCTGAACTCAAACGGTGATATTGTATCTCAGATTAATGCTGTAGGTAGTAACGTCCGTATTCAAGGGGAAGTTATCCACTTGAATGGTAGAACTCTGATTGATGATGCTATTATCAAAAGCAGTATGATCGCCAATATATCAGCGGATAAGATAACAGCAGGTACACTAGATGCAGGGATTGTAAACCTCATCAACCTAAACGCAAACAACATTGTCAGTGGTAAACTCCAAGGTTTAACCATGCGGGGCGGTATGATTGAATCTCTAAATGGAGAGTTGAGGATTGACTTGCAAAAAGGTATCTGGACATCAACTGGTGAGGAATCTGTCATCAGACGGATTGAGGGTACAAGCTCTTCGCAGTTTATCAAACTGAAAAAGGGCGGTTTTATCTCAGAGCATTTCAGGGATACAAACTCAGCCTTAATGATTTTCGGTACGAACCACGATAAAACAGAGAGACACGATAACGAAACTTTCGCAGGTATTCGGATATGGTCTGGTACAGGTGGAGGTTATAAAGAATCGCTCACTGAATTTGTCGGAGACCGTGTTCTTATTTATAACAACGGTAAGTATCGTAGCCCTTGGAACTTCCACGGTAATACAGAGGACGGAAAGACTTACATCTTACCAATGAATCAAAACGGAGTGAAGCACTTCATCGGACGTGGTGACTTCTTCCTTGAAGGTATTTATTCTAGGAATTTCTACCTATCAGGTGGTGTAAGTGTCGGAGATTATCTTTGGGACTTGCTTACTTGTTTCGGTCAATTGGTACAGAATAATGTAGTTAAGGATGGAGCTAAGACGCACATCACAGGAGTTTTAAGAAAACGAGGTTACAAGATTTAATGAACACAACAGATAAGATTATCAATGAACTAGCTATCAAAATAGCCAATATGTCAGTAGAGAATGCAAACTTGAAAGCTCTTCTTAGTGAATCACAAGAAGTATTGGAAGCGATCAATAAAGTAATGGAAGCAAACCCTGAACTGAAAGAACTATTCGACGAAGCAGAGAAAGGAATGTGATATGAAATTTAAAGTAGTAAATAAATATCTACGAGAAGCAAATAAAACATTTGTAGCAATCCGATGCGACGACCCTTACACAGCATACGACCGTGTATTGGAAGGAAACCGCATGGACGAAAGCGATGAATCACTAATCGAAGTTGTAAAACGGATGGTTACAACTGAGTTAGACCCGACAAGCGTCATCACGGATATGCAACAAAAACTGGATATGACATCTAAGCAGACTGACGAAAACACAGAAGTGACAGAGCGCTTGGATAAGTTGCAAACAATCTTTATTGATTACACCATTTCAAATGGTAATATGCCTTTGAGTACCTACCAAGCGATCTCTAAGATATTACCAACGATGAAAGATAAGAAACGGTATCAAACAGGAGATATTGTTCAAGCTAAATACCCATACGACACCAATCCTAAATATCCTAAAGATTCACCAGTCATCTTGAAGTTTATCGATAATTGGAACTACAACGGAGAAGAAGTTCAAGTATTGATTCAACGTGGAGCAGTTTCAATTGTCATGCCAAACATTCAAGGTGGTGGTGTAGCATGATCCACTTCACACCAGAAGACATTAGCATGATGATTGGATTTATTGGTGTCTGCTTAGGTATTTACGGAAACTTCAAAGGGGCAATCGTAGCCCAAGAAAAACGCATGGTAATTATTGAAAAAGATGTTGAGAACTTGAGAGAGTTTAAAACTTCAGCTAACAAGCGATTAGACAACCATGACGAACAAAATAAGGCCATTTTGGTCTTAGCGGAACAAGTTAAGGTTTTAAGCGAAGATGTGAGAGAGCTTAAAACCTTAATCACTAGCAATCGATAAGAAAGAAATAAGAGGAAACATAATATGAAAAATATTAACTGGTCTGTACGTTTGAAAAACAAAAACTTCTGGCTTGCTCTTGTACCAGCGCTTGCCTTGCTCTTCCAAGCTTTCGCTGATATCTTCGGTATCAAGCTTGAGTTTGGAGTAACTATTGATAAGATTTTAGTCTTCATCAATGTTCTGTTTGCATTCCTTGTGTTGGTCGGTATCGTCAATGATCCGACTACAGCAGGTTTGACAGACAGCCGTCAAGCATTGGATTACAATCAGCCAAAAGAAGATTAATAAAAAGGAGGCGGTCTTTTGACTACTCAAAGACAATTACTAGATACGCTAAACAGCGTAGTCAATCAACGCCTGACTGTTCCGACGAATCCTTATGGCGCACAATGTGTTGCTGCAATTGATAACATCTTGCAGTACCAAGGATTGTATAATCTCAATTTTAGTTACTTAAATGCCATAGACGGGCTAGACAGGGCTTCTCTGTTGGGGTTAAAGGTGACATACTTCAACGGTTCTAATAATCCGCCTGTAGGCTCTGTATTCGTTGCTGACTGTTCTCCATATCATCCGTTCGGACATATCGGATTTGTGGTAGCAGAGCACGCAGACGGAACGATCACAACCATTGAACAGAATATCGACGGTAACGCTGACGCTCTGTACAATGGCGGATGGGTTCGCAGAGTTCGTAGAAACTTATCAAGTGATGGAACATTTAGTTATGTTGATTGGAATGCACCAAGCCAACGCATGGTCGGTTGGTTTGAATTACCATTCACACAAGAAGCAACAGCACCACAGCAAGCAAACACAAAGAAAAGAGGGAAAGAAAAAATGTTAGTTATGCGCAGTCATTCAGGTAAACAAGGATACTTCGGAGTTGTAGGAGATACCGTATTTGGTATCGGACATATCGAAACAGTACAAAGCCTAATCAATGCGGGTGCTGCAGAGATCAGCATCCATGATGACGACTTCAACCGCATCATCGGACAACTCAATGGAGACCTAAAAGCTCTCAACGGTATTGAACAAAATATCAAAAACTAAAGAATAAAAAATAGAAATATTAAAAATTTAATTCAACCCTACCGGCTCAGGCTGGTAGGGCTTTTTTCGTTTAAACGGAAAATTTCAGATTTGTCTATTGTAACGAAAAAATCAAATTGTTGATTCTTTCAAAAAATATGATATACTTAAATAGTTAAATGCGAGCAATAAATAAAAGGGAGTACCTAAAAGAGGTACTAAAGTCTAAGAACGTTGATAAAAATACATTTCAAAGACTCCCACCGGCTCCATCTATACTTCTTAAACCTTTCTAAACCTTCTTAAAACGTTGATTTATCAGCGTTTTTATTTTCATCTTTATTATTCTTTTTTAATGTTTTTTGAAAAAGGGAGTTACAAAAGGAGTTACAAAAAGGAGGTAGTACCTCCTAAAAGTCAATATAATTTGCAAAGCGTTCTCCAATATCGTCCTTAGCCTGTTTGGTGATATGAGTATAGATGTTCATGGTCGTTTTTAAGTCAGAGTGGCCAAGTCTATGCTGGACTTGTTTTAAGGTCATACCTGCCTCAAAGCATAGACTGGCATGCGTATGCCTAAAACCGTGTATTTTAATCGGTCGCAGTTTGCTACCGTTTAAAATCTGCAGTAGCCACTTGCGAGGCAACGAACCGGGCATTGGTTTTTCTTCTTCGCCTTGGAAAATGTATTTGTTATCTGGATTTTCAGCTTGCCATTCTTTCAGCAATTCAACAGTCTTTGGATCTAAACTAATCAATCGTTTACTGCTGGCATTCTTAGTAGGACCTATTTCTTCTCCGCCAAATCCTCTTGTAACAGCCTTGTTTATGTTCAGAGTGTTATCCGTCCAGTCCGCCCATTCAAGGGCTAAAACCTCGCCTTTCCGAGCCCCTGTGAAGGCCAAAAGACGGAAGAGGGCAATCTTTTCAAGGTCTCCAGTCTGATCTGCCAGATCGAGAAATGTTTTTAGCTCATCCTTATCGTAAAAGTCGCTTGTCGTATCGGTTTTCTTCTTAGTCAACGCTGTCACGCTATCCATAGGATTACTTGTTAAATATCCATGTCGAATAGCATATTTGCAAATATTGTTTACTAGCCCTTTGAGCTTGCGACCGTAAACTAGCTTTTTAGACCAGGTATTGACTTGCTCTTGCATTTGGAGAGGAGTGAGATCAGTTATCTTATGATCACCCAGGGCGGGATAGATGTGGTTTTCGATATTTCTTGAAGTCTTGATATAGGTACTTTCCTGCACAGTGTCATAGTATTCTTTTAGCCAAAGTTCAGCGACCTCTTTGACTGTCTTTTCGGTTTTGGAAATCTCAGTATTTTCGAGTTCTTCTTGCAGGTTGAGGATTGCTGCGCGTGCTTTGGCTTTTGTCGGAAAGCCTCTGCGGGTGACATAACGGCTGGTGCCATTTACCTTGCCCATATAGACCCGGATCATATATGCCGTATCACCGTTTTTCTTTTTGTATGATTTAATTTCCATTGATTTTTACCTCACCTTTTGGTAAAATGGGTATAAGAAAACGACCCTTTGAATGGTTGTTTCTTATACAGTTTTTTTCCTCACACTCAAGCTTGCAGGCAGGGAGTGTGAGGATTTTTTAATACTCGAATCCATCCACTAAGAACAAAGGGACTTCCTTTCCTTTATATGATTGAGTTCCATTTGTTCTTACATAAAATTTAGATACTTTAGTTACATCAAAATCCTCTCCATCATTCACAAATACTTTTAAAATAACAGGACTATCTTTATCCCCATTCAAATGAATTAAATATTTGGTGAATACTGTACTTGGATCAACGACCTGTTCTACAGGATCATCAATAACCAACTTAGTATCGTCAGGCCATACGCCATATAAATTACTATCAGCTAGCTCATACTCTCCGATTGGAGTATTACTGAAATTTTTCGCAGTCTGAATTTTAGCAGTTCCTTCTGATTTTTCGAGTTGACTGGTAGATGATGTTTTGGGCGCTTCATTTGTTGTTGTAGATGACTCACTACATGCAACTAAAAATATTGCTACCAATAAGGTCGTCGCTAATAACGTTACCTTCTTCATATTATCCTCCTAAATGTCACTAGCAAATTTTAGATACTCATCTTGTATCATCACTTCGTCAGTGGTTGTTTTCAAGTTATATTTTAGCGCAAAGTTAGACCAATTGAAAGAGGTTGGATCATCATAAGATTCCAACTCTTCTTTTACCAAAGAGCGAATCATAAATCGATTAGCTTCATTCTCACAGCGTATAGAAGCGTTTCGATAGATAGCTCCGATATGTTCAAGATGGCCTAATTCATGCAGCAAGACTTGATGTCGTTCTTCTGATGTCAATGAACTATTTAGGTAGATTGTCCGTGTTTCTGCATCATAAAAACCACGGCCTCCCCATTGGTCTGGCTCGAAAGTCTGGAGTGATACTTGATATTGCTCCAGCAATTCTTTTTCATTTTTCATAATCTCCCTCACCTAAAACTTATTTTTTGCTGTTGAGGTAACCCTCTATGATACCTTTTATGGCTCGTTTGTCGTTGTCTGACAACGGTTTGCCGTCAAACAGCATGATACGACCGTCCAAGTCATCAAGTTCTATTTCATGCTCTGGAGCTTTTTCTCCTGCGATAGCTGGGTTATCTGTTCGACCAAGCAAGTAGTCGGTAGATATATTGAAGTAGTCAGCGATTTCTTGTAGGCGGTCTGATTTAGGAGTTTTTTCTTTCAAAGTATAGAGGTAGTTTATACTATAACCCAAATCCTCAGCTACTTTTTGAAGACTTATTCCTCGTTTTAGAGCAAGTTCCTTAATTTTTTCAAGTGTTGAAAACATTGTCATATCACCTTTTCTAAGACACGACAAAAAATATTTTATAAAAAAGTGTTATTTTTTATTGACAAAAATAATACTAAAGTGTAAAATAGTTTTTGTAAGTTAATGAGTTAGTAAAAACGAAGTTAAAACTTATCTAAAATTAAATAGCTTTGGCGAGCAAGAAAATTGATAGATATAAGGTTTTATCAAGGTTTTTAATTATGCTTTCATTTTACACCTTAGTATAAAAGTTGTCAAGCATTTTATAAAATAATTCACTAACTCATTTTCTTACAAAAAATAACAAAAGGAGGAACAGAATATGCCAAACATGGACAACGGTCGCCAAAAAGTTTTGGATTATCTAAAAGAGAATAATCTAACAATGGCAACTTTAGCAGTTCAATACAACATGGCTCGTCAAGATGTAACTAATATCTTGAATGGTAAATTAAAAAATCCACAAGCGCATCGTTTTGTAGCTCGTGTGATTGAAGATTTTAAAATTCGATAGGAGGTAGGATAAGTCATGGCTCTTGAATTATTTGGAGACAGCTTCAAATCAGAACTTTTCGAGGAGTTGGTCGAGCTAAATAAACAAGCAATGGCAGAAGCTAAAAGGCAGGTCTCTAAGCAAACAACATGGGTCACCATCAAAGAGCTACAGACCGCTACTGGCTGGGGTCGGACCAATCTTGAAACTTGGAGAGATCAGGGCAAGTTCCGCAGCATGCAGAAGACAAAAGGCGGCAAGTACTTATATGACTTGGAAGACGCACAGCGCTTCTGTCGCTCGCTCACAAAATAAAAAGGACCTCTGCATAGCAGAAGCCCAAACAAAAATACTTATATTTTCAGTATAGCACAAGGAAGTGCTAAATGCAAAATTACGAACAAAGACTATTAGGTTTAAGAAAGGATAAAAAATGATTTATTTATTAATTGCAATGACTATTTTAAACTTTGCAACTTTATGTGTTGCTTGGTATTACAAAATCAGGTTTGAAAAACGAGGGACGGATCAGGAGATTTTCCAACGAGAAGCGCAAAGAAGGAGCGCACTGTCTCGTGCAAATGGACCTGCGTTTACTTGGGATAAAGAACCAATGATTAGAAAGGTAGTAGAAATAAATGGTAACCATTAATAAACTCGAAATTGAAAACGTCAAGCGCGTTAAAGCGGTCAAGTTAGAACCGTCTGCAACTGGATTGACGATTGTTGGTGGAAATAACAATCAAGGGAAGACAAGTGTGCTGGACGCCATTGCTTGGGCGCTAGGAGGCAACAAATACAAACCTAGTCAGGCACAGCGCGAAGGCAGCACGATACCGCCTAACCTTAAAATCACGCTATCAAACGGCTTGATTGTGGAGCGTAGCGGTAAGAACAGCACTCTCAAAGTCATTGACCCAAGCGGAAATAAAGCAGGTCAAAACTTGCTAGATAGCTTTGTGGAAGAATTGGCTATCAACTTGCCGAAGTTTATGGAACAGACCAGCAAAGAAAAGGCGAAAACTTTACTACAAATCATCGGCGTTGGTCCGCAGTTAGCTGAACTGGAAATGCAAGAAAAGGCTAAGTATGACGAGCGCCATGCAATCGGTGTGATTGCTGACCAAAAGGAGAAGTTTGCGAAAGAACAACCGTACTATCCAGATGCACCGAAAGAATTAGTCTCTATCGCTGAGCTGATTCAACAGCAACAAGCTATCCTTGCAAAAAATGGTGAGAATGCCCGCAAGCGTCAGAACTTGGTAGTTATCCAGAATCAGCACGCTTCAGCGACTGCAGAAGTTGAACGATTGGAGCAATTGCTGGCTGATGCCAAAGCAAAAGAAAGTCAGTTAGCTCAAGACTTGGCTATTGCAGATACTGACGCGATGGATCTTCTCGACGAATCAACTGAAGAAATCGAAAAGAGCATTGCAGAGATTGACGAAATCAATCGTAAAGTGCGCGCTAATCTGGGCAAGGACAAAGCAGAAGAAGATGCCAAGGGTTATCGTGAGCAATACAAGGAGCTTGATAATGTGATTGCGGAAATTCGCAAGCAAAAGACAGACCTACTCACAAATGCAGACTTACCATTGCCCGGTTTGTCCGTGGATGATGGCGAACTGCTCTATCTTGGCCAACGTTGGGATAACATGTCTGGTAGTCAACAACTGCAAGTAGCAACTGCAATCGTGCGCAAATTGAAGCCAGAATGTGGATTCGTGCTAATCGATAAGCTGGAGCAGATGGATCAGCTGACCTTGCAAGAGTTTGGCCGATGGCTCGAACAAGAAGGTCTGCAAGCAATTGCGACACGAGTATCAACTGGCGATGAATGTAGCATCCTAATTGAAGACGGGTATAGCGTTAAGCCAGAGACGGTGCAAGTGCCCAAATCATGGCAAGGTGGATTTTAAAATTTAAAGGAGAATAATCGTGAAAAAAACAGAAAAAATTATCGTATTTAGAGACAAAGAAGATGGAACTTATCTAAAAGGTTACAAAAACAACGACGGTTCAATAGCTTGCTCATCTCATTGGACAAAAGAAATTAAAGAAGCGGTATATATGCCGGTAGAATACTTTCACCAAGACGAAGAACGAAATAATAAGCTAGCTGATTTCTTTGACGCAGAACCGATTCTTGTAGAAGCAGAGTACACAATCAAAAAACTAGATGGTTCTGAACCAGAAGAATTAACAGATGATATTGAAAAAACAAAACATGAGTTATTTGTGAAAATTCTTAATTCGTTGGCGAATGGATTGGAGGACGATTAAATATGCAAATCACAAGAGGAAAACGAGCACGGGCTCAAAAGGTAGTTATCTACGGTCCTGAAGGAATTGGCAAGTCCACGTTTGCTGCTGAATTTCCAAATCCAGTATTTATTGACACAGAAGGGTCAACGGATAACATGGATGTGGCGCGATTAGACAAACCGACCAGCTGGACTATGCTCATCAACGAGATTGCTTTTATCAAAGCAAATCCAACCGAGTGCGGAACCTTGGTCATTGACACAATCGACTGGGCAGAATCCATGGCGGTTACTCACGTTTGCTCTCAACACGGAAAGCAAGGAATCGAAGATTTCGGCTGGGGCAAGGGTTATACCTACGTCCAAGAAGAAATGGGGCGTTTCTTAAACAGCTTGTCCGACTTGGTAGATATGGGTATCAACGTAGTCCTGACTGCGCACGCTCAAATTAAAAAATTTGAACAGCCTGACGAGATGGGGTCTTACGACCGCTACGAATTGAAGCTTGGTCAAAAGACAGGTTCTAAAATAGCACCGCTGGTAAAAGAATGGGCAGACATGGTTCTATTTGCCAACTACAAAACCTTGGTCATGACGACTGACAACGGCAAAAAGAAGGCGCAAGGTGGTGAGCGTGTCATGTACACCAATCACCGACCTGCGTGGGATGCCAAGAATCGTCACGGTCTACCTGACGAAATGCCATTTAATTACAACGGTGTCGCTCATATCTTTGCAAAACAACCAATGCCGCAACAAGCTACACCAGCGCCACAACCGACACAAACAGAATTACCAATTGATATGTCGCAAGTGGCATCTAAACCGCAAAATAGCGTCCCTGAGGAGCCGCAGGCTCAAATTGAACCGACACAACCAATGCAATATGATTCTAACTTGCCAACCGGTCTGACAGACCTTATGAAGCAGGAAAGTGTAACGGAAGAAGAACTTCAAAAAGTCGCTTATATCCGCGGTCACTTCCCGCTGGGGACGCCAATTGAAAATTTCCCTGCTGATTACTGGGAAATGATTGTAGCACACTGGAAGGAAACTTTAGAAGTTATCAAGAATCAAATACGCACTGAGCCGGAATTGCCCTTCACGGTGTAAGTTCTGGGAGTTAGAAATCATCGCAAAATACAACAAGGAGTATCTATGAAAGATAAAACTATTAAAATTGATTTGTCGAAAATCGCAAATACAGCCTTACAAGAAAAGGTTGACAAGGAACTCGAGAAAGTACTAGATAATATATTGGACCTCAACACGGAAGCGAAAGCAACCCGAAAAGTCACTATCACACTGACAATGTCAACAGACGATGAACGTACAGTCGTTAAGACAGGCATGGAAGTCAAATCTACCTTGGCACCACAGAAAGGTGTCGCAACGACTGTCATCGTCGGCCGTGATGACGCTGGTAAAATTCACGCTAACGAACTTAAGAGCGGTGTACCGGGTCAGACCTACTTTGACGATAACGGAGACATGCGAACGGACACGGGTGAGCTTATCGAAAAAGTAGAGCAACAAGAAAAATCTAAAATTATTGATTACAATCAAAAGAAAGCAGGTAACTAAACATGGCGGAAAACATCAAAGAAGCATTGTCCTATGCAGTTGAATTGGCAGAACATGAAAGCAAAATCATCAAGTCTGGAACAGGCCGAGAATACTATGATAGCAACCGGCACAGTTTGCGCGAACTACAACCTCGGCAATATGCACCAGCACTTAATCTACAAACACTGCACAGTATGGTGGACTACCTCAAGTCTGATAATGACATTGTTAATTCAAAACGAGTTCTCGTCGTAGTGGAAAGTCCGCAGAAAGTATCTGTATATGACCAAGTAGACTTTGACTACGGACAACGCAATCAACTTGTTTGTGTTCAGGCTGCCGTGCCACGAATTCCCTTTGACAGCTGGCATGATCAGGAGGAATTTAATATCATGCTACAATCTATGTTTATTGACGACGCAGACCGTAGTATTGTGCTTGACTTTGCTAGCCACTTGAAAATCGAAAAGGGTGCAGAAGTGCAAGATAATGGTGTAAGCCAAGTGGCTACTGTGCGTGATGGTGTAGCAAGCCTAGCACAAGCTAAGACTCCGAATCCAGTAACCTTGCGGCCATATCGTACTTTCAACGAAGTAGAACAGCCTGCTAGTCAATTCGTTTTCCGCATCAACAAATCGGCAAATCTGGCGCTCTTTGAAGCAGACGGGGGCAAGTGGCAACTTGAAGCTATTGGCAACATTGCAAGATACTTGGCAAAAGAACTTGCTGACAACAACAAAATTACAATTTTAGCATAAGAAACAAAGGAGAGAATACAATGACACAACAACAATACAATAACTTTGAACGCGAACTGGGATGGGAAGACACAATTCAAAAGGATTCAGAATCCGTCTTATTACCAGAAGGTCTATACTTTTTCATGGTTAAAAGCTATGATCGCGGACGTCATACACCAAACCCACAAAATCCAGGCAAGTTGCCGGCTTGTCCAAAAGCAACAATCCATCTTCAAATCGTAGCAAACGAAGGTGAAAAAGAGCTCCGCCACAACTTATTCTTGCATAGCTCAACCGAAGGCATGCTCTCCGCGTTCTTTGGATCTATCGGACAAAAACGAAAAGGCGAGCCTCTTCGCATGGATTGGAACTCAATCATTGGTAAAGTCGGAGTATGTAAAGTTGGAATTCGCGAGTACAATGGTAACAAGTACAACGAAGCTAAGAGCATGATTTACGCTGAAGATGTGGACTATGCAAAGGTATTGAATCAACAACCAGGTCAAGCAATGCAACAAAGCTATCAAACGCAAACACAACAGCCACAAGCACAAGCTGGATACCAAGCTGGCCAATTCTAGGAGGTAAGGGATGCAATTAAGACCTTATCAACAGGAAGCACGGGAGGCTGTTCAAGCTGAATGGGCTAAAGGTCGCAAACGCACGCTCTTAGTATTGCCTACGGGATGCGGGAAGACGATAGTCTTTTCCAAAATCATTGAAGACCAAGTGAAAGAGGGCAAGCGGGTGCTTGTCCTTGCTCATAGGTCAGAGCTTTTGGAGCAGGCTAGCGACAAGCTCAAGACTGCTACTGGTCTTGGCACGGCCTTAGAGAAAGCAGAGAATACTTCTATCGGTTCATGGTATCGTGTTGTGGTCGGATCGGTCCAGACCATGCAAAGAGAAAAACGCCTTAGTCAATTTCCTCCCGACTGGTTTGATACGATTGTCGTCGATGAAGCCCATCACGCTATCTCAGACGGCTATCAGCGCGTCCTTGGCTACTTCGAGCAGTCTAATGTCCTCGGGGTAACAGCAACGCCCGACCGTGGAGATATGAAAAACCTTGGTTCCTACTTCGACAGCTTAGCTTATGAGTATTCGCTGGTACAGGCTATTAAAGAAGGCTATCTATCGAAAATCAAGGCTTTGACAATCCCGCTTAGCTTGGATTTATCAAATGTCGGCATGTCAGCGGGTGATTTTAAAGCTAGCGATGTCGGAACGGTACTAGACCCATATCTGGAGCAGATAGCAGATGAAATGGTCAAGCAATGCGCAGATCGTAAAACAGTCGTATTCTTGCCTTTGGTCAAGACTTCACAGAAGTTTCGCGACATCCTAAATACAAAAGGATTTCGTGCTGCTGAAGTGAATGGAGAGTCCAAGGACCGTGCAGAAGTCTTAGAAGACTTCGAGAATGACCGCTACAACGTTCTTTGTAACTCTATGCTCTTGACTGAAGGCTGGGATTGCCCATCAGTAGATTGCGTAGTTGTGCTAAGGCCTACCAAAGTGCGAGCGCTCTATTCTCAAATGGTGGGGCGTGGGACTCGCTTGCATCCAGGCAAGGAAGAATTGCTCTTGCTAGACTTCCTCTGGCACACCGAACGCCACGAGTTGTGTCGGCCAGCTCACTTAATCTGTGAGACTCCAGAAGTTGCTCAGAAAATGGTTGAGAACATGGAAGAGCAAACTGGTGTAATGCTTGACCTCGAAGATATGGAAGTTAAGGCAACCGAGGACGTCGTCGCACAGCGTGAAGAGGCTTTGGCAAAACAATTGGAAGAAATGCGCAAGCGTAAACGCAAGCTAGTGGATCCATTGCAATTTGAAATGTCTATCCATGCTGAAGACTTGTCGAACTACGTACCTAACTTTGGAATCGAGCAGTCTCCTCCAACAAAAAATCAGTTACAAGCCTTAGAAAAATTTGGAATTTTTACTGACGAAATCGGAAATTACGGTAAAGCTAGCAAGTTACTAGACCGACTTAGCAAGCGACAGTCAGAAGGTTTAACGACACCAAAACAGATTCGATTCTTGGAAAGATACGGCTTTAGAAATGTCGGTCTATGGAGCTTTGAATCAGCGAACAAGCTGATAAATCGCATAGCAGCAAGCGGATGGAGACTTCCGCAAAATGTTAATCCTAAAGAATATGTGCCAAATTAAAAAAGTTCTTTGAAAATTTAATAAAAACACTTGACTAATTGCCCGTACGGTTATATAATTTACTGTACGGGCAGAAAAGAGGTGATTGAATGAGCCCACGAACAGGAAGGCCTAAAAGTTCCAATCCTAAAAATGTTCGTCTTGAAATTAGATTAACCAAATCTGAAGCAGAGGAGTTACAGGCGTTAGCTGATAAACTCAACACTAACAAGACAGATGTTATTATTAGAGGTATAAAACTTTTACAGTCTGAACATAAAAAATAGGATAAAGCCCCTGTCGCCAAACATCAGCTTTACCCTATCGCTGCAGAAAGTGTTTCCGCATGAAATATTATATCATGCGAGACACTTCTTTTCAACATACACAAAGGAGTGTTTTTATTATGACAAAAATTGAACTTTTAGACAGTTACGAAGAACTAGTAGCCTATACTTCAGAAATTAGAGAAAGTCTGGATATTTTACATGAATGGTTAGCCAAGAAACCTAATATTGAGGATTACTGGTCTTACCATAATTTGATTGCAGGGCATGGACAACACTTTGCCTTGCTAAATCTTATCATGCATCGTATGGACTGCTTGACTGAGGAACATGGTGCAATTGTGAGAGAAGAAGTCAGAACAGGAGCGTGCAAGAATGGGAAAAATAATTGATTTAGCTAATACAAAATTTGGACGATTATTGGTACTAAATACTTTTGAACGCCGAAAAAGATATATTTATTGGCTATGCAAATGTGATTGTGGTAATGAAAAATATATTCGCAGTGATCACCTACGATATGGGAAGATAACATCTTGCGGATGTTTTGAAAAAGAAGCTAGAAAAGAGGGGAATCATACGACCCACGGACTTTCTAAAACTAGAATCTTTAAAATTTTTCATGGTATGAAAAAACGCTGTTACAATCCCGAATGTGTTGCTTACAGTAACTACGGCGGTCGAGGTATAAAAATATGTGACGAATGGCTAAATAATTATACTTCATTTCATGATTGGGCGTTGTCTAATGGATACTCTGATAACTTGTCTATTGATAGGATAGATGTTAACGGTAATTATGAACCATCTAATTGTAGATGGGTGGATGCTAAAATTCAAGCAAATAATAGAAGACCAAGAAAAGACAAAGCAAAAGAATTGAAATAAAAGGAGAAAACAGTGGCAGAGAATAATTTTAACTTGTTGCCGTTGCTGGATTATATCAATCCTGCCACGGTAGACTACCAGACTTGGATTAATGTGGGTATGGCCTTGAAGCACGAGGGCTATACTGCAGCAGATTGGGATAAGTGGTCACAGGCTGATAGCCGATACAAGAAATTTGAATGCTTCAAGAAATGGGATACCTTCAACGAAGAAGCAGGAACGATTGTAACAGGTGCCACGATTACCCAACTAGCAAAAGAAAACGGCTGGGTATCGCAATCTGGCTATGACAGCGAGAATGCTCATGAATTGGATTGGAACGATACCATCGACCGTGATTATCGGGTCATTGATAAGAATTGGATAGAAGGTAAGGAAATCCATGAGCCGGCGATTTGGAATCCGGTACAGGAAATTATCAAATACCTTGAAACGCTTTTCGAAGCTAGCGAAAATGTCGGTTATGTGACCGAGTGTTATCCAAAAACTGATGATGAAACAGGCGAGATCGTCAAATGGTTGCCAACCAAGGGAGCTTATGATCGTACTGCTGGCCAATTGATTGAAGCACTTAGCAAGTGTAACGGGGACGTCGGAGCAGTCTTAGGCGATTATCACGAAGAGGCTGGCGCATGGATCCGATTCAATCCAATGGATGGGAAGGGCGCTAAGAATGAAAACGTGACAGATTTCAGGTATGCTCTGGTCGAGTCAGATAGTATGCCAATTGACAAGCAGAATGCTATCTACAAAGAACTTGAGTTGCCGATTGCAGTCTTAGTCCACAGTGGTAACAAGTCGCTACATGCTATCGTTAAAGTAGATGCTAAGAATTACGAAGAGTATCGGAACCGCGTTGACTACCTTTACAAGGTCTGCCAAAAAAACGGGATCGTAGTTGATACCCAAAATCGAAATCCAAGCAGACTGTCGCGCATGCCTGGTTTTGTCCGAAATGGTCAGAAACAATTTTTAGTAGATACCAACATCGGTAAAGCTGATTGGGACGAATGGTACCAATACATCGAAGACTTGAACGATGACCTGCCTGATCCGGAAGGATTGGCCGACAGTTGGGATAACTTGCCAGAATTGGCTCCTGAGTTGATCAAAGGTGTCCTTCGTCAAGGTCACAAAATGCTGATTGCGGGACCGTCCAAGGCTGGTAAGTCATTCGCTTTGATTGAGATGTCCATTGCAATCGCAGAGGGCAAGAAATGGCTCGGCTGGGATTGTACCCAAGGACGAGTATTGTACGTCAACCTAGAGCTAGACCGTCCGTCTGCCTTGCATCGTTTCCGTGATGTGTATCAGGCCATGGGATTGCCACCGCAGAATATCCAGAACATTGATATTTGGAATCTCCGTGGAAAGACCGTACCAATGGACAAGCTAGCGCCTAAACTTATCCGCAGGGCGTTGAAGAAGAACTACATCGCAGTCATTATTGACCCGATCTATAAGGTTTTAACGGGTGACGAGAATAGCGCAGACCAGATGGCACACTTTACCAACCAATTTGACAAAGTAGCCACAGAGCTAGGCTCTAGCGTTATCTACTGTCACCACCACTCAAAGGGTTCGCAAGGTGGTAAGAAGTCCATGGACCGCGCTAGTGGCTCGGGTGTATTCGCTCGAGATCCTGACGCGCTTATTGACTTAGTTGAGCTGGAAGTGTCAGAGGAATTGTTGACACAACGCCTTAATCAGGCAGCATGTGAAGTTTACAAATTGGCTTTGCAAGAGCAGAACAATGCCTATTATCAACAGAATGTCGGCTTAGATGACCTTCTGAGCCCTGCACAAATGCGGACACATTTTGAAAAGGGTATTCCTGATGTCATGACTCGAGCCCCTTATACAGATAAGCTTGAAGAAGTTCGCAACAAGATTCAGATAGCGACTGCGTGGCGCGTCGAAGGTACACTTCGAGAGTTTGCTAAGTTTAAGCCAGTCAATATGTGGTTTAGCTATCCAGTGCATACAATTGATGAAGCTGGTGTGTTGGCTGACATACAGCTAGGCGAAGATGTGAACGGGAAAAATTCTCCATGGAAGAAAAATTTCGAAAGGAAAGAAACTAAAGAGGACAAAGCCAAGAAAGTTGAGACTGCAATTGAAGTTTTGAACGATGGTATCGAACCGGTAACTCTCGAAAATTTGGTAGATTATTTCTCTACTGAGGAGAAGTTGGTAAGCGAAAAAACAGTCCGTAGATGGATAAAAAATAATGGAAAATTTGAAATTATAAACAAGGAAATCGTGCCTAAAAACTCAAATGTAGATGAATAGGGACAAGGACATATCGAAGGACACATCGAAAGACATATCGAGGGACATTATTCGATTTGTCCCTAGGGACACAGGGACAAAAAATCGATATGTCCTTGTGTCCTTGAGGTGTAGAAATAGAGGGACATTTCGATAAAATATTCGATATGTCCGAGGGACAAAACCAGGGACAGAATATCTCCCTCTTTGAGGAGAGATATTTAGGAAATGTCCCTGAGAGTTCAGAAGAACAGGTACAGGAACAAGGGGGCTATGCATCCGCCCCTTGTAACCCTGTAACCCTGTCCTTCACTCTGAACTTAGGCGCGTATAAAAAAGAAAGGAAAAATAAAGATGGTACGTAAAAAGAAAAAGTATTCAGTGAATTTAGAAGTAGGTAAAAAAATGCCACCGCTTTATCACACGTTACCAGGTAAAGATTTTCGGTATTCTGATTCTGAAGTTTTAAAATGGGTTGCAAATCAACCAACTCTTTTGAACTGGGTAAAAGACCAACTAAAAACAGCTGGATATATTGTTTACAATCCCGATACTGGTCAATGGATGGGGGTTGATTACTATGATTGAATTCTTTTTGCCGATGGAAAAAATTCCAACGACTACTCACCAGCAAAAAAAGGTAAACGTCCAATTTGGAAAGCCAATTTTTTATGAGCCGACAGAATTAAAAAATGCCAGGATGAAATTTGAAAGCTTGCTCGCGCAGCATGTGCCACCAGATAAATTTAAAGGAGCAATTAGACTGACAGTCAAATGGTGTTTCCCTATGATAAAGGGAGTGAAAAACGGTCAGTATAAGACAACAGCACCAGACACGGACAATATTCAAAAACTATTTAAGGATTGTATGACCGAGGTTGGTTTTTGGAAAAATGACGCTCACGTCGCAAGCGAGATTGTCGAAAAATTTTGGTCAGAGGTCGTGGGGATCTACGTCAAGGTTGAGGAGTGGGATGATGAACTATATACATTTCTTTAGTGTTGAGATCCCAGACTGGATGGCGCGCAGCAATCAGAAGAGTCAAGAAGTCGGATTTGGCTCAGACGCTTATTGGCTATGGGCAGTCGAATCGATGGGACAGATTTGCAAGCAATACAATGATGATGAGCTAGTGACTGAGCAGTTCGGTCTGCTCTTTAACTGGCTAGAAAAACAAGCGGGAGGATAAGGTGTGAAATTATTCGCCGAATTAGATTGGAGCAGAATCAAAATGGAAGAAATTAATGCTGAAAATTTATTAAAAACTAAAGAAGACAAGGTCAATAATCCGAGTCACTACAAGGGCAAATTTGGCCTTGAAGCCATAGACGTTGTCCGCAACTTCGCAGGCATTTTAACAGCCGTGCAAGGATTTTATTGGGGCAATGCGATTAAATATCTATTGCGATTTCAAGGCAAGAATGGGTTAGAAGATTTAAAGAAAGCCAGAAAAAATCTGGATTGGTTGATTGAGGAGATGGAAAATGAATAAAAAGCAATTGATTGAACGGATTGAAAATTTATATTATGAGAAAGGGCCTATTACAGATAGGCTCACGCTCAACAGAAACTGGATTTTGAAAATGATCGAAAAACTAGATGAACCACAAGCAGGTCATGCAGACGAAGCGCCTCGCTATGTGCGAAACGTTATCGCACGATTGTATGAATTACCATTACATGACAGAGAAGTTTGGCTAAAAGCCATTATGGATGAATTTGAGCAAGATTTTAGTCATGCAAAATGGCGTGAAGGTTACGAGCAAGGCAAGTTTGAGGGAGCATGGGTTGGTGAACAATTAAAAGATGCGGATAAAATTCGGCGAGAGTTGAATAAACCAGTTGTCCAGCAGTTCGTAGCGGATTGGTATGAGAAAAATAAAAATAGCTTAGAATTTAATATTTTTGACTATGTATATCAGTTTGATCAAAACGAGGAATCTGATTTTAAAAATTGGTTTAATGACATAAACACTAAACCGCTTCAAACGCTGGTAAACATGCACCAATTTGGCTACGAGGTCGAGCGGGAGAAGCGGTATCTAGTAAAGGTGAAAGGTGTGAATGAAGAATGCGAGTATTTAGTTTTTGGGGAACTTTCGAATACTTGGAAGTTAAGAAGTCTTGGTAGTTTTGGAGAGCTTAGGAAACATCACACCCGCAAAGAACTAGAAGAAGCAGGCTTCGGCTGGGTTTTCTCTTGCGAAGGTGTTGAAATAGAGGAGGTAACAGAATGAAACGACCAAACAGATACCCATACACTAGGAGTCAATGGGAAGAAATAAAGATTTGTTTTAACGTTTCAGATAGGGTTATGCCATATGTTTTGTTAGAAAACAAAATCACTGGTGAGTGGAAAGATATTGATGAGGTCAACAATGACCGAGATTAAATTAATATTTTTCTTAGCCTCATGCATCGTCTCGTTTTACGCAGGGGCGGTATTTAACCGACCTGTGGTAACACATAAAGAAGAAGTCAACGGCAGGTATCATGTCACAGTCAGATATTACGGTAAGTATCTGGTTAACAAGGAGCAGTACGAATCAATATCAGTCGGTGATGATATGCCAGAATATTTAAAAGGTAGAGAGAAATGAAACTAAAAATATACAAGCGAGAAAGTTATCGTAGAGACTACTTTTATGTTTACTCAATTTCTGGTAATTTTTACGGGGACAATTACTATGCTAATATATATGACAATTCTGTTGTGATCGATAATTTTGAAGATTTTGCTTGTTGGTTTGAGCAGCAGATTTATTATCTTACTCTTGACCAATTTGAAAAAATTGATGGCATGTGGATACGGATGATGTATCAAAATTATATAGAACGAAAGGAAAATTAAAATGAACTCAGATAAATTTTTAAATAAGTTCACTTACTTTATCTTATGCGTGTTCGTCTGCGTGGTCTGCTTTGGGTTTTATAAGCAATTCGAAGCGAACCAAAGTCTAAACGATAAAGTATTTAGACTGGAACGGCAAAACGCTGAAATCACTGAGCAAGTCGACAAGCTCAATAAGACGATTGATGCAGAAATTGCCAAGAATTTGAAAGAAGTAGCGGAGCGGAACAATGTTGGAGGATAAGATAGAACAGCTAGAGCATACTAGAGATCTGTACTTGCGTGATTTGGAACCTGAAAATTTAGCAATCATCAGAAAATCATTTGGATTGCAGGTCATGTGTAAGCGCAGGGATTGGCTGAAGAAGCAAGTTAAGAGGTGTGATGAGGAAATAGGAGGATTGCGTGAACAAGAAGGATTTAACGATTGAATTTAGCGCAGAGATACTCTGGTTGAGACGCTATTATCACAATCAAATTAAGCAGATGATTGCTGAGCGAAAAAAAGAATTGCGCTATCCGTACAGAGAAACGGATAAAAACGCTGAAATAAAAAGTACGAAGCCAGTCACTCCGCAAGCATTGAAAATCATTGAAATTGAAGAAACAGATGACGAACTCAAGAAATTGAACATGTGGCAAGACGCCATCAGCGAGTACGTGCAGAACACGGATGAAAATCTGCTCAAAGCAATTAAAGCTGTATTCGTGCATAAGTCGATGAATATTTCAGGCGCAGGCAGGAAGTATATGTACTACTCTAAAACGACTACATACAAGTTATTTTACGAGTGGCTCAAAGGCTTATCTCATGCGTTTGTGAGACAAAAATAAAGACGGGCATCTTACCCGTCTTTTAATCTTTTACGCTGCTTCATTGTACCTTCTCATTTCTTCCAAGACCGAACGGGTCAAGGCCTTCTCTGCCAGATCACCTTCTTCAATTTCTTCATGAGTATAGTAATAATCTACGATTGGCTTATAATCTAACACCTCAAGATAATCACCTCTGACGATGTAGATATATTCGTCTGTCAGGCCTTCTGCGATATCAGATTCTAGCTCTTTGATTAAATCGCTGTAATCATAGTTGAAATGATAATTGCCTGCATCAATCCAATTCTGGATTTTAATAACAGTATCAAGCGTGAGATTGCCTATTTTACGTTCTCCATTTCTAATTCGAGTGACGGCAGAACGATTAATTCCAATTTCTTTCTCCAAAAAATGAGCAGGGATGGCCCTGTTCAACCAGCCCACCCCCATCTCCGTCCTTGTTGCTT